AGTGAAACAAAAATAACATTTTGTATTCACAACATTGCACATTTACCCGATTTTTTTTCCACATTGGTAAAAATTAACAATTTTTGACAAAAATTGGTGGTTTTGTCTATTTTTTGTAATTTTATCATAATTCAGTAATATGCAAAAAAATTGGTGGTTATTTCCAGCAGCTATTGTAGGTTATATACTTTATAAAAAATACGTTTTATCACAAACGTTTTCTGTATTTTTTAAGTCTTTGGATTTTTCAAATTTATCATTATTTAATCCTACATTAAATGTAGTAGTGCAAGTAAATAACCCTACAAATGTTACTGCTGACATTCAACAAATAAAAGGAAACTTATTTTTAAACGGTGATCAAGTTGGTACAGTAATAGGTATTACACCTACTGTATTAAACATAGGATCTAATTTATTAAGCATACCAGTTACTTTAAATTATTCTGGTTTAGCACAGTATATAGAAACGTTTAAAACTGGTGGATTCAAATTAGATTTTAATGGCACTATAATGGTAGATTATATTACTTTACCATTAGTATTTAGTTATTCAATCTAATATGGTAAGTAAAAATACATTGATAGGTAAACTAGATCCATTTTTAGGTAAAAAAGATGTTATAGTTTACAATCAAGATACTACAGATATAATTGATGGTTTATTAAAAAATCATCAAAAATATGAAAGTGAATACGACAAAATATATAGATATTTTGTTGAGGATGACAACACAGATCAAACTGCATATAATGTTTGGTGTTTTTTAAAGGACGATTTGAATTATGTAATCGAACCAGAAAAAATGCAAATATTAAGAAGTCCAGCAGCAATTTTATCTGATAAAAACGGAATAGATTGTAAAGGATATGCAACATTTGCAGCTGGGGTTATGTCAGCTTGGAAACGTAACGCAAATAAAAAATATGATGTATATTATAGATTTGCAAGTTATGATGCTTTTGATAAAACACCACAACACGTGTTTGTGGTAATTAAAGAAGGAAAAAATGAATACTGGATAGATCCAGTATTAGATGAATATGATCAAAAAAAACAACCTTATTTTTTCAAAGATAAAAAAATCAATGATATGGCATTAATAGCTTTAAGTGGTGTAGAAATGGGTAAATATGCACAATCTAATAAAAGGATGGGTGCAGCTGGTGATTTTACCAGTGATGGTACTATTATAGATACAACAGCACCAACACCAAGTTCAGGTTTTGATTGGACAAACATTTTTGGTAGTTTATTAAATGCAGCACCAAGTTTAATAAAAGCAACACAGCCTACACCAGTTTATTCTTATGGTACACCAGTAACAACAGCAAAACCAGCAACTGCTACTACTGGTATTAGTACAAATACTTTGTTATTGATTGCAGCAGCTGGATTAGGTGTATATTTTTATACTAGAAAAAAACGTAGATAATTGCAAGATATTGGTTACATAGGATATAAAGAAGCTAAAATTGGTTTTGGCGAAGCAACAGCTGCAACTGGTGGTGCTGCATTTCCAGTAACAGCTGTAATAGATGCTGCTGTTGCATTAGCACCTTTTATAATAAGTTGGACTAATAATATTTTTTCTCATCCAGCAGCAGATGCTTTAGGTATTATAAGTGCTACAAAACCTTTATTGGTTAACCAAGATCCACAAACTAGAATGGCTACTGTAATAGCAGCTAGTCAAAAAATTAGTTCAGCTGCAAAAGATGTAGATGCTGAAAAATGGTTATTATGGTACAGACAATCATACCCAAATGATTATACTGTATTAAGTCCAGATGCTAAAACATATTGGAATAATTACTTAAATAGTATTAGATCTAGTCATAGGGATGGTAACAATATGTATTTTAATTTACAATCTGCTATGTTTACTACTGATCAAATTAACTATAACTCATCACCTATACAATCTGTAAGTACAATATTGAGTAGTACTGGTATAAGTACTAATACGATTATTTACGTAGCAATAGGAATAGGTTTATATTTATTAATAAAAAAATAAAAAAATGACTGCTTTACAACAAATTATTAAAGAAGCTAAAATATTAAGAAAGAAGAATCCTAAAATGGAATGGAAAAAAGCAGTGGCACAAGCTAGTGCAATTTATGCAAGTAAGCATAAAGGAAAAAGTCCAGTAGGAAAAAAACATAAAAAAGTAGTACGTAAAAAAGCTGCTAAAAAAGTAGGTACAGTAAAACGTAAAGTTATACGTAAAAAAATTGCTAAAAAAAGAAAACCTACTGAAAGAGCAGTTTTAAAATCTATAAAAAATGCAGTTAATGTTCAAAAAGCACATATGGGCAGTTTACATAAAGCAGATCATACTATTATTACAAAATATAAAAATAATATTGAAGAAATAGCAAAACAAAATCAATATTTAATGCAATGGCAATATGCTTTAAAACAACAACATACTAAAGCTAATAAAATTATTTGTAGAAATAGAATTAATGAAATTAAAAAATATATAAGTGAATTAAAAACACACGCAAGAGAATTAAAAAAATTATTAAAATAAAAATTTTCCTTAAACAAAAATTAAAATTCAAAAAAATGGCTAGAAGAAAAAAATCTCACGCAAAACGCCACCATACAAAACGCAGACATAGAATGTCTGGTATTGGTGGAGGTTTAACATCAGCTGTATATATCGCTGGTGGTGCTGTATTAGCACAAGTAATTATGCAAAAATTAGTAGATCCAATGTTTACATCATCTACAACATCTGCAACTACTAAAGGTTTAATTGATGGTGCTACACCTATTGTATTAGGTATGTTAACACCTAAATTTATCAAAGGTGATATTGGTGCTAAATTAGGTGCTGGTATGATTGCAGTAGGTGGTTTAAATTTAGTAAAAACAACTGGATTAATTTCTGGTATTGGTGCTAATTATTATTCAAACAAACCAGTTCGTAACATTGCTGGTTATTCTGCACATGGTGGTTCATACATAGCTGGTGTACGTAACGCTGCTATAATGGAACACTGTTAATTAACTTTTTTCACCTTTATTAATAAAATAAAATATAAATAAAATGGCTACACAAATGGGTAATAGATTAGTGTTTGAAAATGCAAAAACACTGATCCAACAATTAGGTTACGATGCTTCTCACGCAGTATTAACACCTTCATTTTTACGCAGTGAGGTACTTTTAACTACCACATCTGCATCATATCACGTACCAGTATTGGTCAATGATAATACCAATGGTACACCGACAATTAGGGAACAAAGGCTTGCTCTCCAAGACCTATTTCTTGTTAGTAGTATACAATTTTTGTTAACAAGTGGATCTAGCACAACTGGATCTGCTAAAAATTATACTTATCCAAACTTAACAGCTTTTCCTACTGGTGCTGCTCAGTTGTATAATTTTTACAATGGTTACTTTAATATTCAAGTAAATAACCAAAACGTGTTACCAAAATGGAGTATTTTACAACATTTAGACGTTCCACAACAACAACAAAATACAAACTTTAACGTTGCTTCTGTAACAAGTCCAGCACAGTTTGCATTAGATCAAGCTAGTTATGATGATTATGCTTTACAAGTTTGTGAACCTAATATCGTGTTAAACGGTGCTAGTAACATCCAAGCAAGTTTTGTATTACCAGCAGCACCTAGTGCTATTGATTCAAATACTTATGTTGCTACAATGTGGTATGGTATTTTAGCTCAAAACTGTACATCAGTTAAATAATATCTTTTGGCGAAGTATAAACGCTAACTGCCGATGGTCAGTAATTACCATCAATTTTTAACTTTATTAATTTACAAATATGATACGAATCGATAGATTTGAAGCTGTTGAAATTCCTGTTCCTAGCGGATCAACTTTAACAAGATTCTATTTTAATGATTTACCAAATTTGAGAAATGCACAAATTACTGCTATCCAAGTGTACACTGCTGGTACTATTTCAGCAACACCACTAACTGGATCTACACCAGTAACAACCGCAGATCTTAAAAAATCGTTTTTGACATTATATGAAGGTGATTTGCAATTAGTATATAATGTACCAATGATCAGTTTAAACAATCTGGTCAACAGTGCATCAGATCCTTATACTTTTGAATTACCTACTGTTAATGGCTTAACAATTAGTTGGACAAAATCTTATGTAAGCCTTCCAACTGCATTAGCTACCACTGGTACTGCTTATTCATTTGGGGTTTATTACCATTTTTAAAAAAACAATATGTCAGCGAAAGCACAAATTGTAGGTATTGATGGCATTATGGATTGGTACGATCAACATTGTACCAGTCCATATTATGCTGTTTATACTTATCTAGCACCAACAAAATTAGAAAAGCATTTTCAATACACAAAGCCAGATCAAGAGGAAGGCAGAATGTTATTAGAGAATACTTTACAAGCAATGTATATGCAGAATGATGAAACATTGTACTGCCTTAAATTGTATGACACCTTAAATAAAAAAAATAGTATTGATGGTAATTTAGACAATTACGCATCTGTACGTATTCGTGTAGTAGATTTACCACACGCACAACCTATTGCTGGTGTAGAAAGATCTAATTATAAATTAGAAAATGCACTAGCTAGAATGATGGAGACGCAAAATTTAATTTTAACTAAATTAAATGCAGCAGAATTAGAAGAAATTGAAGAAGAAAAACCAGAAGGAATAGCTGGTATATTATCTGATCCTAATTGGCAACCATTAATAATGGCTGGTTTAAGTAAATTTTTAGGAGTAGGTAATGTGCCACCAGCAGCTATGGCTGGTGTACAAGATGGATACGAAAACGAAGCAATAGTAATTTTAAATAATTTAATGCAAAAAGGTGTAACTGTTGAACATCTAAGAAAATTAGATGAAATGAGTAACGCAAAATTGCAGTCATTATTATTAATGCTATAACTTTTTTAACCTTTAATAAAATGGCTAGAAAAAATATAGGTTCAGCAGATACGCAAAAATTATTAATATACGCAGCTGTAATTGGCGGTGGATATTTTTTAGTATTGAAACCTTTATTAATTAAATTGGGTATTGTACAAGATCCAGCATTGGCAGCACAAGCAGCAGCACAATCACAAAATGTTAGTGATTATGTTAGTAGTGCTGTTGCTAATCAAACACCTACTAAAACAAGGGGTGAATGGCAATTAATAGCAGATAGTATTTATACAGATTTATCACAAATATTAATTAACAATAGATCAGATGCTGTTTATCAATTAGCAAGACCACAAAATGATGCAGACGTAGCATTATTAATTGATACTTTTGGTCAAAGACAACAAAATTGGTTTGGTTTTAGTGCTGGAAGTACACAAACACTACCAGCATTTGTAACACAAACTTTAACTAATAGTGATATAAATACGGTTAATGGCAATTATCAAAGAAAAGGAATAAAATTTCAATTTTAATATGAAAAAAAATACATTAGTAACTATTGGTTTATTAAGTGCAGCATATTTATTGTTTGTATCTTTTAAAAAGAAAGCAACTGTAAGTGGTACAGTATATGTAGGTCAATCAAATGCACCTACTGGAACAAAGCAAGTTTATAGTAATATAGGTACAAAAATATATGATAAAAATAGTAATTTAATTTATACGTACGATACAGCCAATTTAGGAATGACAGTAACTGGTACAAATGCATCTAAATTAAATGTAGTAATTGGTAGTGATTTTGCAAATGGTACAGTAGGATATGTTGATGCTTCAGATATTCAAACAATATAATGAAAAAACAAGATAATAATAAATTAATTAGTTTAGCTGTATTAGGATTGGGTTTATGGTTTTTATTAAAGCCAAAAACAGCAGTTGCTACTTCCGTAGTTCCTTCAACTACTGGCGGTGATAAACTTATTTCACCTTTACCTATTGCACCTTTATTACCAGCACCTATAAATAGTTTACCATCATTAATTACACCTATAAGTGATTTAATAACACCAAGTGTACCAGCACCACCAGTAGATGCAGCACCAATTTATTATGCACCACCAGTAGATGCAGCACCAATTTATTATGCACCACCAGTGGATGCAGCACCAAGTGTACCAGCAGCACCAATTTATTATGCACCACCAGTAGATGCAGCACCAATTTATTATGCACCACCAGTAGATGCAGCACAACCAATGCAAGATCTTATAAATACAGTTATAAATTCTAGTCAATCTGTACCAGTTAATAGTGGTGGTTTAGAAAATATAGATACTACAATTATAGATAACATAGATACAAATTATTCTAATACTGCATTAAGTGATAATGCAAATATTGGATCATTAATAAAACCTAATTATAATTAAAATGAAAAAAAATACCATAATAATATTTGGTTTGATTGGCATAGGTTTATATTTATATTTGAAAAATAAAAAACCTAATGTTACTGATTTAACAGTAACTAATTTGCCACCACAAACACCAGATAACAGTTTAGTTACAGCAACATCAAGTAGCACAGATAATAAATACAATGTGCATTTTGCTTTAAATGGGATGCGTAAAATTGGAAAAATACCTAATACAATATAATTATGCAAGACGTAGCAATTAATTTAATCAAATACGAAGTAGATTTTTATACAGTTGATACCAGTCAATATGTAGGTGGTGATGCTTTTAATGGTATGACATTTATAAATTATGGTACAAGTGTTGCCAAAATAGAAAGTATTACTTTACAACCTAATCAACAATTTGAAATTACTGGTAATACTGGTGAAATAACTATACAAAGATTTTTTGTAAATTTTGGTACTAGCACTACTGGTAATAATGTAGTAGTAGTAAGAAAAAGATACTTAAACGTATAAAATATAAATAATGCCAATAGGAATATCAAACGGTGTATTAAATCAAAAAAATGCACCAGCTATTTACGAGGATATATTTGCAAATAGACCTGCTGCTGGGTTTAGTGGTAGGATATTTATATCTACTGACACTAGCCAGATATTTGTTGATAATGGTACGAGTTGGGTATTAATTGCAAATACTGGAATAGGATCTACTGGTAATTTACAAGTAGTTACCACAAATGGTAATACTACAAATACTGGTATTTCAATTACTGCTGGTGGTTTAGCTACAAATGCAGTACAAATAACATCTTTAACTGGTGCTGGTGGTGTATTGTTTACAGACGGATCTGGAAACATTAATCAAGATGTAACTAATTTAGTTTGGGATGATACTAATTATAGATTAGGTATTGGTGGAACTGGTTCACCAAGTGCATCATTAGATATACACGATAGTAGTACAAACGTACAAATACAATTAAACGCAACCAGTACTAATAATAGTACACTTGCATTTCAAAATGCAAGTGTAGGTAAATGGCGAGTAGGAAATTTATATTCTGCTGGTGCTAACTTATTTCACATTTATAATACACCAAATGCTAGTATTGCAATGCAAATAACATCTGCAAATGCAACTACATTTAACGGATCTGTAACTGGTACAAGTTTAATTAAATCTGGTGGTACGTCAAACCAATTTTTAAAAGCTGACGGATCAGTAGATAGTAGCAGTTATATTACTTTGACATCTTTAAGTGGATCTAGTCCACTACAATATAATAACAGCACTGGTGCATTTAGCATTTTACAAGCTGGTGCTAGTCAGTCTGGATATTTATCTAGTACTGATTGGACTACATTTAATAGCAAAGCTAGTTTAACTACTTTTAGTGCAACTACTCCACTATCTTATAATAGTGGTACTGGTGCTTTTTCAATTCAAGTGGCTAATACTGGACAATCTGGTTATTTAAGTAACACAGATTGGAATACATTTAATAATAAACAAACTGCTTTAAGTTTTGGTAATTTAACTGAAACATCAAGCAGTATATTAACAATAGCTGGTGGTACTGGTGCAGTAATTGGATCTGGTACTACAATAGCTGTAAAACAATCTAGTAGCACACAATCTGGATATTTATCTAGTACTGATTGGACTACATTTAATAGTAAACAAGCACAAATAAATGGTACTGGATTTGTAAAAGCTACTGGTACTACAATTTCTTACGATAATAGTACTTATTATTTAGCATCTAACCCAAGTGGGTATATTACTTTATCAAGTTTATCTGGTACAACTCCAATAAACTTTAATACTGGTACTGGTGCAATAAGTATTACACAAGCTACAACAAGCACAAGTGGATATTTAAACAGTACGGATTGGAATACATTTAACGGAAAAGCTAGTTTATCTGCTTTTAGTGCAAGTCCACCATTGTCTTACAATAGTGGTACTGGTGCATTTAGTATTTCACAAGCAAGTGGATCTACAAATGGATATTTATCTAGTACTGATTGGACAACATTTAACAATAAGCAATCTGCTTTAACTAACCCTATAACTGGTACTGGTACAAGTGGATATGTACCCAAATTTAATAGTACTACTTCTTTAACTAATAGTATTATACAAGATAATGGTACAAATGTTTCAATAGGATATACAACAAACCCATCTACTTATACATTAGATGTTAGTGGTACAGGAAGATTTACAGGATCTTTGACAGGAACAAGTGCTACATTCTCAAGTAGTGTAACGGCAAATTCTCAATCTACATTTAACTACGCAGGCAAAGACGGATTAATTGTTGCAGATGCTACAACACAAGCAACAGGGGTTGGTGGTTCAATATTATTTAAAGGAGTTTATACAAATGGGGGTTCTCCATTGCCTTTTGGTAGAATATCATTAATGAAAGAAAATAGCACAAATGGTGATTATTCTTTCGGAATGGGATTTTATACAAGTGCAAATAATGGAAGCAACCCAAGTACAAATCCTAATTTTTACATAGCAGGTTCAGGAAACGTAGGTATAGGAACAACAAGTCCTGCAAACCTTTTACAATTAGTAGGTGCTTCAGCAACTCCATCTTTAAGACTTGGAAGTACATCATTAGCCTTTTATTGGGATATTGGCAGAGAAAATGCAACAACTGGTGATTTTTTATTTAATAATGCAAATGGTTCATCTTCTACTGAAAAATTACGTATTACAACAAATGGTATTGTTAATACTCAAAGTAGAGTAAATGTTAATGCGTCTACTGATAATGCTTTATTTAGTTTAAATAGTGGCGGTACATTATATACTACTGGATTTAGTCCTAACGCAACTGCAAACAGTACAAATACATTAACATTAACAACTGCACAAACTACTTGGATATATAATGGATCTGGTGTTGCTACTTGGACATTGTTTAACCCTAGTGGAACAAATCAAATGATTTGGATAAAAAACGCTGGTACTGGTATTATAACATTAAATGCTTATTCTGGTACTAATATTATTAATAATGCTGGTGCATCAGTAAGTAGTATTACTATTGCTATTGGTGCAACTGTATTAATACAACAAGACGGAAACGTAAAATCTTATCAATTACAATAATATGAAAACAATAATTCCAAAATTAATATGGATTGATGGTATGGATAAACCAGCAACCGTAATATTTTCTCAAGTAAATTCCGATAATCTTATAAATGAAGCTATATTTTATTTTAAACTATATCAAGAAATAGATATAAATATAGTACCATTAGTAAATGGTACTGTTAATATGACTGGCAGTGATTATATTACTTATAATAGTACAACTGATGCTAATGCTTACGCTTGGCAGTGGATTGCAACTACTTTAGGTTTAACCATTACTGGTGAATACGTTCCACCACAAACACCATCTGAAATTGAGCAACAAAAAACAATAACACCATAAATTTTTATAACCTTTAAACATTAAACAAATGGAAACAAACAAAGCACTTGAATTAATCAAACAAGTAATAGATCAAGCTGTAAAACGTGGTTTATTTGAAAATGTAGAAACTACCGTAGCGGTAGCACAAGCATTTTCAACAATAGAAAGCGAAATTAAAAAGAATGAACAACAACAATAATACAATAACTGGATCAATCACTAGCATAAGTGCTTATATATTAAGCATTAACCAAATTAACGCATATATGCAGTTAATACTAGGTTTATTGTCTGGTGCAGCCAGTATTTATACTATTGTAAATATTTACAAACAAAATAATAAAAAATGAAAAATCCAAAAACAACCATTTTCGGTTTATTAGCTGCAATTGGTGGTTATTTTGCAGCATCTGGTACTGGTAAAATACAAGTAATAGGACAAGCTGTGGCTGCAATAGCTACATTTTTATTGGGCGGTGCTAGTCAAGACGCAAAATAATGTATGAATCAGAAACAAAAAGTAGCAACTGGAATAGTTGCTACATTAATTATATTAGTTATGCTTAGAAAAAAGATAGCTACTGCATTAAATAATACTGCTTTTGCTAGTATTAGTGATAGTTTATTTAATGTTATTAGTAGTTTTGAGGGATTTTACGCAGTACCTTATTGGGATCGTACTGGTTATTCAGTTGGTTATGGATCACAATATAATTGGGATCAAAAAAGACCAGTAGCTAAAACAGATATAATTGATAAAGCAACTGCCAAAAATTGGTTATTGCAAGAGGCACAACAAGATTTTGGATATGTGCAAAGCAAAGTAAATGTACCAATTACAGACAATCAGTTAATGGCATTATCTAGCTTTTCCTATAATGTAGGTAAAGAGGCTTTTGCAACAAGTACTTTATTAGAATTATTAAATAGTGGTGCAGATATTAACACAGTAGCTGATCAATTTGATCGCTGGACATATAGTGGTGGAGTAGTTAACAAAGGACTAACAGCACGTAGAGCAGCAGAAAAGGCACTATTTTTATCTTAGTTTGGGTGTATGTTTAAAATAGACAAAGGTAAGCGAGGGACGTTTCTACGTCCCTTTTTTTATATAGATCCTTCCAGCAAAGATTTTGCTAGTTTTATCATATAAGTTAACATATTGACTATCAAACGTTTCGCAAAATTTGATAAAATTGGGTATATTATTAATATTACGGTACTTTCTGGGGGGTAAAGTACCAGCCATAAAAACAATGGCATTATATAGCTTTTTAGACATTTTACAGCGGTTTATCTTTAATGGCAAAGTATCTGATACTATCTTGAGTAACTGCCTTTATTTTCCTTCTAATTACTAAATGTGATACAGCTGTGAGCATCTGCATACGATCCATATTTGTAATATCGTATAGATCTTGTAAACTTACAACCTTTCGCTGTTGTATGATAATGAATATTTTTTGTTTGTTTGTCATATAGATGTATATTTGTATTGAAAAAAGTTAACCTTTCGAGGTTTATTTGTCAGTAAGCAGCCAAGCCTAAAAAACTTGACTGCTTTTTTATTTACTGACATTACTAACCATTAGTTTTTTCTAATATTTTGTAATAAATAAATTTTATGATTTGCCAAAATCCTATAATTGCTAAAATATTTTTTATCATTTTCTTTTAATTATTGAAATTTCCCAGATCCATTCTAAAAAAACCCAGCACATTGTAGCTAGTGCATATAATACAGCCAAAGGAATTAATATAAAAGCCATATACATAAAAATTAATATTTTACCTATAAAGGTTAAAAAGTTAACGAGTAGCATATTTATTATCTTTATTTTTTATTATCCATCCTTTATTAATCCATATTTTTATAAGATTTTTAGCATATCCTTTACTGGTGGCTGTTCGTTCTATAATTTCATCTGATATATCATTGTATGTACTAGGTGTAGATATTATCTGAAAACATAATGATCTACTTTCTGTATCTGGTAAATCACTAGCTTTTTTACCAGTAGTGGTTTTATGTTCAGTTTCTACTTGCTGAAATATCCCATTAAAATTAATTAATGTTATTGGTTCAAAATCGGAATCACTACGCATAAAACGACTGGTAAGCACATANCAATTTTTTTCCTTTTCTTTAACTATGTCNAGTGTAGATTGTGCAAAACGATCACTAGCAGATCCAATATGACCAGTAGTAGATANATTTGATTTACTTTGATGCAGTACAGTTACTAGCAGCACATTATATATTTTAGTAATTTTNTTTAACCATTTTGTAAGTANGCTACTTTCTTTTTCATCATTGTAGTTTACCAATAAATCTAACAAACCATCTATTATAATTACTGCACAATCTGGGTTTGCTTCTAAATACGTTTCTATCATTCGCCTAATTAATCCAGATCCATCTTCACGTACTTGGTACGCATTAAAATAGTCTGGTAATATAGCCAGTTCACAAAATCCCTTTATTTTGTTTATTTGCCTAAAAAAATCATAATCACTGCTTTCAGTATCAAAATAGCATAGTTTTTTACGATCCGTAGGTAAATGCAATTTCATACTAAAAACATCATACGGTACAAAGGCACTGGCAATTAATGCAGCTATGTACGTAGATTTACCAGCCTTAGGGCAACCCAGAATACACACAGAAGTTTTGTAAAGAACCTACGTGTTTACCAGATATGGTAAAAACTATATTTTCTTTATTCGGTATGTAGTCTGGGTTATAAGATCTTTTTGCTAGTAATTCGGTTATTGAGATTTGTTTGTCAGTATTTTCGTTCATATCCTTTCTAGCAGTCCAGCAATTATAAGTGCCATTAATAAAATTATAAGTCCTTGACCATTAACGGTCAAAAATAGCCATTTCAGTATCTTTGTCATTGTTTAATTTTTTAATTTTTGTATCTAATTTTTTTAAAAAGTCAACAGCTTGATTTATGCTAGTTGACATTAATTCGTTAACATCATCTGTGCCATCTGAATTATTTATTATATAGCATTTGTAAATTTCAAGTGCAAATAGTTCAAGTTTAGATACACCAGCAACTGGTACTACTAATCTTTGAAAATTGTCTTGTAATGGCATCACTGGGTATGCTGGTTGTGTAAAAGTATTCATATATTTATTTTGTAAGGTAATCAATATGACATTGTGCAGATGTTAAACTGGTATGTTCTGACATATCAAGTTGCACTATAAATATTTTTGGATTTATTTTATCAAATAAACTTTCAAAAATTTTATAACCTAAATACCAATGTGTTTTCATAAGTGTATTAGTTTTCATTGTTATAAATTTTTTAAATGTAATCCTAAAGTTTGTATGTCCTTTTCGTATTCATCTATTGCATCATCTAATAGATTTTGTACTTCATTACCTAATTGAAATGGTATCATTTCATTAGTTAACCATATCATTTGTTCAACACCATCGGAATTGGTGCTGCTAAATAATACTTTTACGTTTCTGTAATTTTTAAAAGATCTAATATAAATTAGATCATCTTTTTTTTTGTTAAGTCTTTGAATTTCGTGAAGCACAGAACGTGCATCAGAGTAAAACAATGNTTGCATTTTTTGATGGTTTAAATGTCAGTTTAAAATTATATCAGCTGCAAACTACNAATTTTTTTCAATCCACCAAATATATTTTANATATATTCTATTCTAAAGGTGAAAAAAGTTACTTTTTTTAAAGGATTTTGGGGTATGTTGAATGTTATTTTTTTTCACNNAGTGAAACAAAAATAACATTTTGTATTCACAACATTGCACATTTACCCGATTTTTTTTCCACATTGGTAAAAATTAACAATTTTTGACAAAAATTGGTGGT